TGCACCGCCCTGCTGAGCGAGGCGGCGATTATCATCGACACCTACAACGCCGATGCCGCTCCTGAACGCAAGCTGCTGGTATCCTGCCGGATGGTGCGCCGCCAGTTGGGCGAGGACGGCAGCGGGGACGCTGTCACCTTCCCCATGGGCGCAACGCAGGGCACCGCCACGGCGCTGGGCTACAGCCAAAGCTGGACCATGAGCGGCGGCTCTACCGGCGAGCTGTACCTTTCCAAGCTGGAAAAGAAGCTGCTGGGCGTGGGCAGCAGGCTGGGCGCACACAGCCCGCTGGAGGACTTATGCTGAAGGGTATCGACATCATCCTGTACGAAAAGACCAAGACCGGCGAGGACGCTTTCCACGCGCCGATCTACACTGAAACACCAGTCACTGTACACAACGTGTTGGTGGGCGAACCTGCTACGGAGGACATCGTCAACGATCTGCAGCTCTACGGCAGGCGGCTGGCCTATACGCTGGCCCTGCCCAAGGGAGACACACACGATTGGCACAACGTGACGGTGGAATTCTGGGGCCAGAAATTCCGCACCTACGGGGATGTGGTGCAGGGCATTGAGAACCTGATCCCGCTGTGCTGGAACAAGAAGGTGAAGGTGGAACGGTATGAGTAAATACAAATTCGAGCTGAACCGTTCCGGTGTCCGCGCTCTGCTGCGCTCGGACGAGGTGAAGGCAATCCTGAAAAGCAAAGCCGATGCAGCGGCGCAGGCGTGCGGGAATGGTTACGCATCCGGCGACTATCTCATGCCAACCCGCGTGGTAGCCCGTGTTTCTGCGGTTTCGGCCAAAGCCAAACAGGACAACCTGAAAAACAACACGATCTTGAAGGCGCTGAAATGATAGAGAAAATCGCAATAAATCACCTGAGCACCGCCCTTACCGTGCCGGTGTACATGGAGATCCCGGAAAATCCGCCCAACACGTTTGTGCTGGTGGAGAAAACCGGCAGCAGCCGCACCAACCGGGTCAACCGTGCCACATTGGCCGTGCAGAGCTGGGCTGGCAGTTTGCTGGCAGCGGCCGAACTGAACGAACGGGTCAAGGCGGCGATGGATGAACTGGCCGGCATTGACGATGTCAGCGCCTGCCGCCTGAACAGCGACTACAATTTTACCGATACAACAACCAAACACTACCGTTACCAGGCCGTTTTCGACCTGGTTTTTTATTGAGAAAGGATGATTCACATGGCAAACGCATCCAATGTTACCACCGGCAAGCCCCAAAAAGGCGGTGCAATCTTCCGCGCCCCGGCGGGCACTACCCTGCCCACCGATGCAACCACCGCGCTGAATGCAAAGTTCGTCTGCTTGGGTTACTGCGGTGAGGATGGCCTGACCAACGCAAACAGCCCGAAAAGCGACAACATCAAAGCGTGGGGCGGGGATACAGTTCTCACTTATCAGAGCTCGAAAGACGATACCTTCGCCTT